TGCATAGCAGAGAAAAGAGATCCACCGAATACCCCAGCAACACCGAGCATGTGGAACGGATGCATAAGGATATTGTGTTCTGCTTGGAATACAAGCATGTAGTTAAAAGTACCAGAGATACCAAGAGGCATACCATCGGAGAAAGAACCCTGACCAAAGGGGTAGACGAGGAAAACAGCAGTTGCAGCAGCAACGGGTGCGCTATAAGCAACACAGATCCAGGGACGCATACCCAGGCGGTAGGAGAGTTCCCACTCACGACCCATATAAGCGAAGACGCCAATAAGGAAGTGGAAGACTACGAGTTGGTAAGGACCACCGTTATACAGCCACTCATCAAGAGAAGCAGCTTCCCAAATGGGATAGAAGTGGAGTCCAATTGCGTTTGAAGAAGGAACGACAGCACCAGAGATGATGTTGTTACCGTACATGAGTGAACCAGCGACGGGTTCACGGATACCGTCAATATCGACGGGGGGTGCTGCGATGAACGCAACAATGAAACAAATAGTAGCAGCCAGCAGGGTAGGGATCATCAGAGTACCGAACCAACCCACATAGAGGCGGTTCTCGGTAGAAGTTACCCACTGACAAAACGATTCCCAGTTAGATTGGGACTGGGGGCGTGAAAGTGTTTGAGCCATTTTAAATAAGAATAAGTAAGACCATCAGGGAAATGGTGGAGTTACTATTCCTCTGCGCCCTAGGCAGAGGTATGAGAGACTGTTCTTTAGACACGCTGTTTAGTCTCGGTCAGGCGTGTTTACAACCAGTTAAAGAACTTTACATTCCGTAACGTGTTGATGTATTTATAATACTCTGGTTCGGTTTTCCTGTCAATAGAAAAAGATGAGTATTTTTACCGAAAAAAAGGACCCGTTGACTAGACGGGCCCTGAAAGCTTATGATCTTTTATGTCATCGGTTATCGGTCGTGATGGGAGGATAAAATCGACCTGCAGATGCGTTTGCATGTGTTGTGTTCTTCGTCACACTCAACTAAGCAGTCAAAATAATCGTTGATCCTATCGGTTTCATCCTGGGCATCTGAAAGAACAGGACTGTGCAATTTCCACTCTGCTAGTTGGTTATACGAAAGTAAATTGTGCATAATTGATTCTCCACTTACACATTCAGAAGTTATGACAAAGAGGGGGCTTTCATTTCATAATCTTCTTCCCAATTCTATCACTACTTATAAGAGAAAATGTCGATATTACAACAAAAAATGGTATATTTAACAACAATTATTCTTTAGTAACACAATCGATTAAGTTACTTTACGCAAGAGGCACATACATGTGCCAGTTCTGGAAGATGTTCAAAGTACCCAAAGTCAAACACGGCATCGAGTTCCCAGATAAACATTGGGTGAGCGATGGGAGATGTAGTCCAAGGGTCATCCATCTGCACCGCTCCCTCTAAAGTAAAGTCTTTGGACATACAGATCTTCATAAACTCAGATCCTTGAACTTGATTCAGGGATACCTCAGAAGCCCAATCCCAGAAAGGAGTCTTATGAATACTTCCTCTATGGTAATGGAAAGCAATGAAGTCTCGGAATGAACTTAGATATGTAGTGTACTGATTATTCAATTCATCTTCCGACATTTCATATGTGAAATACTCAACCGCCAAAGTGGCAAGGGTTGTGTAGAGAGGAACTCCATATCCGTGAAGAGGTTCATATGTATAGAGAGCATTTCCATTTCTCAGAATTCTTCCATCAACAAACTTCTTTGAGTGATAATGGGGCCAACTAAAAGACTTTACGTTATCTCTAAGTTTATCGTAATCAATGTGTTGTCTGGGAATCCTATGTTCTCTAAGGAATCTATGTGAGTCCTCAATGGCCTCTTCTTTTGTAGTAACCTTATTATTGTATAGGTATCCCCAACTGCTCCTGTTACTAACTGGTATACCAAACATCCAACCATTTGGATGGGCAATATGATAGGTCCATTCCCAGTCTCCTGGTTTATCACAGACGTTTATGATAGCAGAATTGATTACAATCGATTCTGGGCTCTCATATGTATCATCAAATTCCTGCGGTATACCTCTACAGTCAATAATATAATGATATTCGTGCGTCTCTCCATTCATTGAGAGATATGCTCTCTTGGAGTCCTGCCAAAACCTATCTACAGTACCATGAACTTCTTTAAACTTGTGTCCCCAATAATGTTTGAGTCTTGGCAGTACAAATGATCTCCAAGAATATGTGTCAGCGTGTACTCCTTGACAAGACAAAGACAGATATCCGTTGAGGCTCTCAGGAAAGTTCTGAGACTCACACCAGTCCACAAGGGCAACACCATGTTTAATTGTGGCATTTACTTCCTTCATGTCAAAGGGAAACTGGAACTGCAACGCTCCCCTTAGTAACTGAACGAAGTCATGCGAAAGACTTTCTCCCACGCCAATAATAGGCGAATTAGGATCATGAATAAGATCTATTTTTAAATTCTCTGGAGATCTGGAACACATCACCATAGCCGTGACTAGCCCTCCAGTTCCTCCACCAATGACAGCAATTTTCATAGTGAACCTGGCCAACGAAAAAAAGCCCAGAATTTTTTTCCGAGCTTTTTTGGAATCAAAGTCCGTTTTTGGTACGGCCTCCCTCTTTAGTTTTGTTATACACTATGATCTCATTTCCATCATGGGTGAAGACGAGTTCATCATCATGGTCCCAACAAAGTTCTTCGTAGAGAGCATTGAGTTTCTCCATGTCTTCATAGAGAGCGTTAGGGTTAGGCATAATGTATACTACTTAATGCTTGAATCTAACATATTTAGATGGGGTTGTAAACGGGTTGCATTAACCCACCCCCACCTTGATCATCATCGTCATCCTCGCTAGGGTTACCCATCATGAGTATGAATACCAAGAAAGGTATCATAGGAAAGAGAAACGTCATCAACGTTTCATTCATGATTCATCACCACTTTGAGTCAACATAGCTGCAGACCCAAATGCCAACAACATTAACGTTGCTACTGCGAGGAATCCCATTAGAAAATGCCAGGAATGATTTGTCCTGTAGTTACATAGGCACCAACTGCGGCTACGAAACCGATCATTGCTGCCCAACCGTTAAACTTTTCTGCTTCTGGTGTCATTGTTTTTCTCCTATGGTTTTAAACTAATCCGAAAAATAGGTTACCTGTGAAGGCATATGAGATTGCTCCGAAGAGAATTCCCATCATTGCGGCACGTCCGTTCCAAAGCTCTGCTTTCTCAGCGTGCGTTTGGTATCCATAACGCTCAGCGTCTGTCTTTGAGATCCATGGTTGCGTTTCTTTTGCAAACATGTTCTGCTGTCCATACTCGTTTGTTGTAACAGTCATGATACAAATGTGTCCCTTATGTAACGAATTACTACATAATTATATAGGAAACGTAAAGTTTTGTCAACAAAGTTAACAATCGATTTTCCAGATTCTCTGACAATAGTCCTTAATAGATCTGTCTGAAGAGAAGAACCCAGATCTGGCAATGTTTTTCAGGGATTTCTTATACCAATCTTTTCTGTCAACCCAGTTCTCACTAACCTGATCTTGTACAGAAACGTAGTGTTCTAGGTCAGCCAAAACAAAGAATGGATCGTGATTAATAATGTTGTCTAATAGGTCCGAGAAAAGATTCTGATCACCGTGACTAAAATGTCCAACTCTAATCAGATTTAATGCCTCTTCAATCTCATGGTTGAGGAAATTCCTTGGATAGTATCCATTGGATTGTAACTGACCAATCTCTTCCTCATTTTTACCAAACAAGAAGAAGTTTTCCTCACCTACAAGGTCACGGATCTCTACGTTAGCACCATCAAGTGTACCAATAGTCAAAGCACCGTTCATCTGGAACTTCATATTACCTGTACCAGATGCTTCCTTACCTGCGGTAGAGATCTGTTCTGATAGATCTGCGGCAGGGTAAACCAACTCACCCAACTTGACACTATAGTTTGGAAGGAATACAACTTTAAGTTTACCCTCCATGTCTGGGTCGGAATTAATTACCTCAGCAAGACAATTAATAAAGTGGATGATCTGTTTGGCCATGTAATATCCAGGTGCAGCTTTACCACCAAAGATTACGGTTCTGGGAACATAACTGGCACCATTCTTAATGCGAAGGTATTGAATAACAACTTCAAGAGCCTTCAGGTGTTGTCTCTTGTACTCATGAATCCTCTTCACATGAACATCAAACATACTAGAAGGATCTACAAGTACACCAAGATTATTATTGATGTAAGAAGCAAGTTTATGTTTTCCAATCAGTTTGGTCTCTGCAATCTTCTCTAGAAGATTAGAATCATCCTGTTGGTCTTCCAGTTTCCTAAGGATATCCATGTTGGTTACCCACTCAGGTCCAACAGCATCATCTAAAACCTCAGCGAGTGGTTGATTACATGACTTCAACCAACGTCGTGGAGTCACACCATTAGTAACGTTCTCGAACTTGTGTGGCCACAAATCATAGAACTCTGGCATCAACTGACTCTTGACCAACTCAGAGTGGAGAACTGCAACACCATTCACATGGTGAGATCCAACAGTTGCAAGGTGAGCCATTCGTACAGACTTGTTACCATCTTCACAGATGATAGAGAGTTTAGAAAGCATCTCAGAATCGCCAGGATACTTCAATCTAACTACCTGTAGGAACCTCTCATTGATCTCGTAGATGATCTCTAGGTGACGAGGCAGGAGTTCTTCGAACATACTAACGTCCCACTTCTCTAACGCCTCAGGCAGGAGTGTATGGTTGGTATATGCAATCGACTTACTTGTAACACTCCATGCTGTATCCCAGTCCAACTGATGTTCATCAATCAACAGTCTCATCAACTCTGCGACAGCAATAGATGGATGAGTATCATTGAGTTGCAGTGTATAGTAGTCTGCAAAATCAGTTACAGGAACACCCCTCTTGATAAGAGACATCAACATGTCCTGAATAGAACAACTCACAAAGAAGAATTGTTGTTTCAGTCTCAACTGGCGTCCTGCATCTGTTCCATCGTTAGGGTACAGAACCTTAGAGATAGTCTCAGAACGAACACTCTCTTCTACAGATCCAAGATAGTCTCCCTGATTGAAAGCACCAAAGTCAAATATATCTTTAGCATCGGCTCTCCAGAGTCTTAACTTATTACACCCGTTTTTATATCCCACCTGAAGAACGTCATAAGGAACACCCTCAACAATCTGAGAGGGAACCCAACGACTTTTATATGTACCATCAGTGGATGAAGTATAGTGTTCTACCTTACCACCGAATCCAACTGTACGAGTGTCAGCAGGGTAGGCAAGTTCCCAAGGCCATCCACCATGCAACCAGTTATCAGTAACCTCATACTGTTGATTATCAGAAATGACCTGTTTAAAGATACCAAATTTATATCTAATACCGTATCCAATAGCAGGTACTTCTAGAGTCGATAGAGACTCCATATAACATGCAGCCAGACGACCAAGACCTCCATTACCCAGTCCAGGTTCCTCTGACTTCTCTAGAACCTCCTCAAGGGTAAGATCATACTGTTCTAATGCTTGTCTGGCTTCCTCTTGAATACCAAGGTTGACAAGATTATTTCCTAACTGTGGTCCAATCAAAAATTCTGCGGACAAGTATGCAACTTGTTTTGTATTCTCAGACTTGTCTAACTGATTCAGATGAAGATCCATCATCCGATCCCTTACTGCATAACAGAGTGCCATATAAAAATCATATGCACTTGCAGTATCGACACGTTTTCCTAGAGTATAAAAGATATGTTGTCCAATACTTTCTAGGAGTTCATTCTTATTAGTTGTGGTCATGGTTAGTTAGTGATAGAAGGCAAATCGAATTTGTACCATCCAGTTGCGATGTACTTCTTCTGTGTTTCGGAAATTTGACTCTTGTGTGTATGTGTCCAGTATGCAGGCCAAATAACTGCACGTCCTGCAATTGCTTCAATAATAGTTTCTTGTTCTAAAAACATAGTTCCCCCATCAGGAACGTCATTCAAATAAATCATCCATACCAGAATCCTATTAGTTCCTGATACTGAATCGGGATAATCCTCCCACCCACCTTGTTCACAATGCCATCCTTTGAATCCACCGCCAGGTTGATACATCTGGATGTTGTACTTATGATCTAGACTCCACTCATCACTAACATTGGCGACACCAGGGTGTTGTTCAATGTACTCATCTGTAAGTTCGATAAGTTTTTCTTTAAGTATTAGATCACAAGCATCTTCAGTATTGAAAGACTTGCACCAATCAGTAGAATCTTTCCATGCCTTATTGGCATCATAAGACCCCTGAGTTACCCCAGGGGTAAATTCACCATGATTAATGTGAAACAATTTTATTAATCGTTCACACTCTTTTGGTGTTAAAACATTATCCTTCACATATGTGAACTTCATGCATTCAGTCTCTCTTCAATCGCGAGCAATGTTTCATATGGAATCCATGCAGGTTCCTCATCTTTGAATTGAACCTCCACTTCTTTTACATTTTTCTGTAGCCACTTTGAGTACACAACACGAGTGTTTTGTACATAGGAAATAGGATTCATGTAACTATTTTTCATTTGGTTCTATCCTATCACTTATCGGACATCATGTCCACCAAACATGTAACGCATACCATTCAAGATTTTGTTTGCATATCTTCCTAACTTTCTCGAATTAAATCGTTCAAAGAGAGCAGCAGATATAACAGGAGTGGGCACGCCGAGGTCCACAGCAGCATGAAGAGTCCAACGACCTTCACCACTATCGCTGACACCCCCGTCAAACTTGTTGAGATCGTCATGATCGTGGCGTAATACATCAGCGGTAAGGTCAAGTAACCAGCTACCAACAACAGAACCACGACGCCAAAGCTCAGCAACCTCAGTAGTATCAATGTCGTACTGATAATCTTCGGGGTGTTCCATGGGAGCGACCTCGGCATCGCCTTCCACCACATAACTTCTTCCTGCATTTGCCTCATGAAGTAGGTTAAAACCTTCCGCATAAGCTTGCATGATTCCATATTCAACTCCGTTATGGACCATCTTTACGAAGTGACCTGCGCCTGGTGGTCCACAATGTAACCAACCAAATTCTGCACTAGTTGATGTTGTGTATGGATCTGTTCTGGGTGCTGCACCCATGCCAGGTGAAAGAGCCCTGAAAATGGGGGCACAAACAGATACTGCCACACTTGAACCACCAACCATAAGACAGTATCCACGCTCCAAACCAAACACACCACCGCTAGTACCGCAGTCAATAAATTGGATACCCAAGTTTTCCAAGAATTTTGCCCTGCGTCTACTGTCTTTAAAATTGGAATTGCCATGATCAATAATAATATCTCCACTGCTAAGTAATGGTAGTAACTCATTGATTGTCTCCTCTACGTTTTCTGCAGGGACAACCAACTGAAAAATACCATTCTCCAGTCCTCCCTTCTTTACCTCCTGTACAAGTAATGGAATGTCAGTGGTAACTCCACTAACATAACCCTTTTCATATGCCTCTTGGGCCTTTTGGTAGTTGCGGCGATAACCCCAAACTTCAATACCTTCTTTCATCATGCGGCGAGACATGCCCTCGCCCATTCTCCCTAGTCCGATGATACCGACTCTCATTTTAAGCTCCTGGATAATCCCATTTTGTAATTGACTGATGCCCTTTTGGTCCCCACTCACCTGAGAAGTATGGGGACGGTTTCGTGTCTATTCTACATGCCTCTCCCTGGCATAGAAGATCATCTACAATCCTCCAAGATTCTAAAACCTCTTCGGAGTGAACAAAGTGTGATTGATCTCCATGGATGGCGTCATATAATAATTTGACATAACCATCACTTGCATTCTCTGTCGGATACTGATGCGACAGGACTGCCGTTTGTACCTTGTCCTCAAGACCAGGCGATTTAATATCGATACTAATATTGAGTGAAGGATTTGGTTGAATACGAATATAAATTTTATCTTCGTAATCATGTCCTTGAAATAGATGCAATGGTGGTTGTTTCAATTTAATAACAACCTCAGCACATCTCATAGGCATCTTCTTACCTGTCAAGAAGTAGAAGGGAACACCCTTCCATCTCCAATTATCTATGTAGATATCGCCAGCACTGTATGTGGCAGTCTGTGACGACTCTTTAACACCTTCTTCTTCTCTGTACCCAACATACTGACCAGAGGTAAGTTTTTCACCAAGTCTGGCAGCAGCAAGAACTTTAACTTTCTCTCTACGAATTTCTCTTGCACTATTTCTGCAAGGTGGTTCCATTGCAATCAACGAAAGTATTTGCAGCATATGATTCTGCAACATATCACGGACTGCACCAGCACCTTCATAGTATTGAGATCTACCTTCACATCCGATAGTCTCGGTCGCAAAGATCTGTACCTCACTCACATAGTTTCTGTTCCAGAGAGGTTCCAATAATGTATTAGAGAATCTCGTAGCAAGTATATTATTGACCGTATCTTTGCCAAGATAATGATCAATACGATAGACCTGTTTCTCACGGAGATGTTCAGACACTACCTGCTGAAGATTCTCAGCAGATTTCAAGTCATGTCCAAATGGTTTCTCAATAACCACCCTAGACTTATCAATGTCATCTAGACATCCAGCCAACTTCAAATGTTTAATTCCATCTGCATACTTTTCTGGTGGTACAGAAAGAAAGTATGTGGTATTGCAATCAAATTTAAGAACACCTAAAGACTCAGGTCTACTGAGATTGACGGGTTTATAGTCCATCAAGTCTTGAAATGCCTTCGGGTACTCCCCAATCTTCTCAAACCATTCATATCTCTTGAGAACAGTTCGAGATGCACCAATAATTTTAAAGTTTCTGGGGAGAAGTTTCCTCAACCAGAGTTCATACAAAGAAGGTATTAGTTTACGGCGACAGAGATCTCCTGTCGCACCGAAAATTACTATGCAATTATCCATCAATTACGCCACTGAATACCATCACCACTCAAAGGATCCCATGGAGCCTGTTGAGAAAACATAAGACTCAAAATCGTATAACAGATCAACCATACGATATTGATGAACATGTTTTGTTGAAATGCGAACCTTCTAAATCGCATGGCACCAATCTTGGCATTATCTGAGGCAGTCTCAGATCGTAGAACAACTTGTTCAATGACCAGAGATACAAGAAAGATTCCTGCAAGTGGTAACCACCAAAAATTGGCAAAACTTAGAATGTATAAAAGAATTACTTTCATCCTTTGACTTCTCTTTGGAAATATTCGGGGAGTGGACACCCCTTGAAACTATTAATCTCGTCCACTGCTAATACAAACATTGTACAAAAACCAAGGCAAAATGCAAATAACATCTGAGGAAAGTTATAGTTCCCCATGTATGCTGTGGGATCAGGTTCATCATCGTGAGGATGAATCTGTTTTCTTATCTGATCTATTCTTTTTTGTTTCTCCTTTTCTTTGTCATCCATTTTATCCTCGGTATCTACCTGGCCATGTTAACTGCATTCCAGAAACTAACAATAGAATAAACGCAAATGCAAACAATACACTCATTTGATCATCTCAATTGCACTATGTAGTTCTCTTGAATGTTCCAGTTCATCGTTCAAGATCTCAAGGATTTTTTCATCAGGACCATTCAAAGCAAGATACTTTGCATAAGTCTCTGCTGCATGGATCTCTACTTCGTAGGAGAGATGGTAAGCAGCGCGAGGAGCCACCCAATAATAAACCACATTGACCCAATAGTAGATAAGTACAAGGTGTCGGGCGAAAAAGCGATCAATCCAATAAGAATTGCCACCCCTACTTTCCATGTATTCCAGATGTTCTGTTTCGTTAAGAGTCTGAGCAAAATGTTCCTCCATCAGATAGATGTGTTCTGGACCTCGTAAACCCATAGATTCTCTCAAGTGCAACACACTTAAGAATGCAAAGTATGGTGCCCGAGCAATCTCCTCTAGTACCCAAAAACGTTGATAATCCCTCCCTCTGTATAAGAAATCAATGATTGCGACTGTGATGTTTAATGTGATCTCGTTGAAGCGTTGCATAAGCAGGGCCTCTTAGGAATAATCCTATTATATCTAGGTATTTTCACTAGTGTGAATTGTTAGTAAATCAACTCATTTCCTAGGACTAAGGCATCAATATCCATAGACATATAAGCCTTTACAGCATCTTCAGGAGTCTCCACAATTGGCATACCATTATCATTAAATGAAGTGTTTAATAGTACAGGCACTCCACATAGATTCCACATCTCCTGTAACAACTGAGCGAGAGGTCCATCACTAACTGTCTGCAGTCTACATGTGCCATCCTCATGCGTAATCGCAGGGATCATACGTCGTCTGTCATGTCTAACAAACTGAGAGAATAACATATATGGGTTATCCACACCCTCTTCAACAAAGTCATCCAGATGATCCCGCAAAATGACACCAGCAAAAGGTCTCCATGGTTCCCTGTGTTTAACTCGTTCGTTTAAAATCTTTTTATTCTTTGCAGCACAAGGACTCATAAGAATAGATCTAGATCCCAATGCTCTAGGACCAAACTCAGACCTACCTTGGAACCAGGCAACAATCTTCCCCTGATTCAATAACTCTGCAACTTCTTTGATAGTATCTTCAGCAACAGGTTCCGTGTATTCTTTACCAAGGAAGGCAAGATTATCTGGGACAGTTACATCATCACATCCCCATGCTGCAGCACCATAACTCAATCCACAATCTCCAGGGAAAGGAGTAAATGTAAATGTATGATTGGGGAATTCTCTTTTGATGCGTGTGTTCAAACAGATATTGAGAAAGATACCTCCACTAAGGCACACATGTTTAGTCAAGTATCCTTTTGTTTCCAATGCACTCAGGTAGTCCACCACAGAGTTTTCAAAGTTATACTGCAACCATGCAGCTCTATCTTGTGGGTTAAAGTAACGATACCTTCCTATAGGTGGTGTCTTAAATTCTAATCGAGGAAATCCTCTGGTACAAATCTCATAGTCATCAGACAGATCATGTACCATTCCATATGCGGCAAGTCCCATTACTTTGCCTGCCCAGGACTCACAATGTTTATGATCTATAGGAGAAAGATCCTTCTTAGTTTTATCACAATAAATTCGATGAGCCCAACTTTGATAATACAATCCAAACTTACCACCAATATCAAACTGGCGATACATTCTTTCCTTCTTATTAAAGTATCCGAAAGTTACTGTCTCGGTATAGAGTTGTTGACCACCAATAACACCATAACTTCCTCCGCCATCAATAATTAAAAAAGATCCATCGTTCACATCAGTAGAGTACATTGCAGAGTATGCATGTGCCTGATGATGTGAGATGAATTTTACATCGGACTTAGGAAAATTATGTTTAACCGTGTTCACTGAACCATCAAGGTCCATAAAGTATCGTTTATTGCCTGGTTCTGGTACAACTACAACATCAATATCATCCGATGTTAATCCTGCAGCAGACAGACAATACTCAATAGATTTGTATGGAAAATTTCCATCATACTTATATCCAGTTAAGCGTTCTTCTTGGATACTGCATACATGATTGCCGTTACAGAAAAGAGTGACTCCTGAGTCATGTACCCAGTCTTCATCACAATGACTGTCCCAACCTAATGCTCCGTATAATCCAATTACATTCATTCAATAATCATCCTCAGAAATATATCCCTCACAAGTATCTGCATTCTTTTTACAGAACTGACGAACATGTGAATGGACATCCATATCCATTTTGTGATGGGCATGAATATGTATAAGTTCAATCACACCAAGGGATCCGAAAAGACACAAGTTCAATACCGTCAATGGATGAAAAATTATCCCAGTAATTTTAGGCATGAAAAAAGGGGTGCCGTCGCACCCCCATCATAACACCTAGATGTTTATGTGTCTATTATTAAATCAGAAATTATACTTAACGCCCAACTTACCACCAAGGGCAAGATCGTCCATGAACTCGTCTTCAGCAGTCAGGAAAGAAAGCTCACCGTAGACTCCAACTGCCTCAGAGACAGGGATTCCAAGACCAGCCTTACCAGAGAAGCGACCACTGTTTTCTGCACCGTCAGCAGCGACGATAGCAGGGCCACCTTGAACATACCAAGAACTAGCACCGAGTTCTCCCTCGTAGCCAACGTGGAAATCTGTAGTTGCGCCTGTGTAATTATCCCCAGTCCAGGATGCATTGGCTTCTACGTTGACGTAAGGGCCAGCAAGGGCAGCAGACGGGGCAGCTACAGCAGCAGCTGCGGCGAGAGTTGCGATTGCAGTTTTGAACATTTGAAAATACCTCTTTTTTTTACTTGTGGAGTTTTATACCCACAGATGATAGCGACTCGACATGTCGCGTTTGTTGTAAACTGTTACATGTAGTAACAGTTCAGAATATTTATACTACCTTAATCTTGGTCTTTTGTCAACCCACAGCTGGAGAAGAGAGTTCTTCGACACCTGCCCTTTGTTGACTAGACTGTTGATTAGGGTTATCCCTACCAGCAACTCGACCCAGATAAGGATCAAACTCACTAATCATATCGATTGTGATATCAGATCCCCGAGTCTCCCAAAGATTACGAAGTCCATTATGGCTTCCTCTGTGGAAGATTTCGATATGTTCTGGATGAATTGACGATCCCAATTCTATCTTGTACAAGAAAATGGGGCAAGCGTATGAGGCACCTGAGTTATAGATGAGATCATCCGCAACTGGTCGGGGTTTGACACCGTTGTCAAGTTTGTACTGGTCTCCTCGGCAATGCAAGTCAATCAGTTTCTTGGCGTGGTGACGGGTAATAACATAACATGCCGTGGAGAAATCGTTAATGAATCTGCGATGAATGTTTACATGCAGTTCTCCTGGGCAAATAATGGCGACCTGAACTGTGTCCCAATCATAAGGAACTCTAGAGATGAACTGTCTCCAAGTAAAGGTCCAGTATTTGGCAATACTAATATCACAATCATCTTCCATAATGATTGCATATGGTTCATCAGTTTCATAATAAAACTGTTTAATGGCTTTGAGGTGACTGGTAACGCATCCAATCTCTCCTGCTGACATATCGGCAGGGTAACGTCCCTTCACGATCTCACTCAAATCTTCACCAGTTTCGGGTCTACCATCATAAGCAGAGACGCGAGTATAGTTTTCAACTTGCCAATAATCAAGTTGTTCCTGCATCCATTGCCAACGTTCTGGTTGACCATCAAGGTTGATCACATAGACAGGACCAAAACCTTTTAGTTTATATGCTGATTTGTTTTTATCCATTAGATTGTAATCCATCCTTCACAATATAAGTCTTTGGTGTCCTTGTCCTTGTAATCAGGACCAAACCACATCTTAGGTGCGACGACTTTACCGCGTCCTCTCTGCAACCAGGCACCCCACCAAGAGAGGGAAGAGTTAGCAATGATAGCACCGCTGCACATACTCATGATACAGAGGTCTACAAAGGGTTCCCATGAACCATCAGAATACTTATCTGTTGGTTCTGATACAAGGAACCTATCATCAGCAAAGAACTCTTGTTCCTTAACCCACTCAGGGGAGTCTGAACAGATGATTACTGGTTGATCCTCAGGAAACTCTTTCAGAGCTTCCTCGTAATAGGCCAACGGTTGTGGTGGATGTTGCGACGAGCATTGCGTGTACGACCACTTAAATCCCCTAGCATCGACGAGGTTAGGATCACCGCGACGAACGTGAAGAAAGATAGGTGGCGAATCCATCGAATCCATAAGCTCCTTGACAGGAGCACTGATGGAATCATGGAACGTAAAGTCTCTAGCAATCTCGTCTTTGATGTTTGCAAAATACTTTTCGGTCTGGAAGAAACCAAACAGACTTACATCGTTGGGACACATTCTATGTAGTTCTTCATCAAAATGGAAATGTTTTTCCATTACTACAGGGGCATGGCCACGATCCAGAACGAATTGATTTCTTTGTCCTACTGATTCTAACGTGAAGGCACGATACAAACTGTAGTTATCAACACGTTTAACATCATCAGGTGGAATACAAAACTCATACCCACGCATTGCAGCGATACCTCTAACCGCTGCATATTGGAACATCTGGTTACCGAGTCGGCCCAAGTTCCCGATTTGATTAAAGGCTAGCATTCAACTGTTCTCCCCTGACTTTAAGATAATGCAAATTCGAATAATAACCAGCGAGTGTATCGCGGTCTTGATTTCTAATCCACTGCCAAAGTTTATCATTATCTTGGAACTTTGGATTGTGGTAATGAGAGTTAAATGTTCTACCATGTTCGAAGTGGTAGATATCATCAACAACCCTTCCAACTTTAAAGCCAAAAAGATTCAATCGATAATAAAACTCACAGTCTTCAGCACCCCAAGATAGGAACTCTTCGTTCCACATTCCCATGGATACTTCTACAGCCTTTTGAATCATTTGTCCCCACCCAATAGAGGATGGGATGCGTTGTTTACTATCCTTGAGAACTCCTAGATCAAAATCATTTCCATCGTGAGATGAAAGAAATTTATCTAAGAGTTCATCAGAATATGTAACGGCCCATTGATAGATACCACATCCAAAAGGATACACAGCATGTGATCCTTCTTTAACAATAGAGTGGTGTGCAAGTTCGTAACTATTCTTAGGCAAAACAACATCCACATCATGATTATAGATGATAGGAGTCTCTGCTGCACAACAAAGATCATTCAAGATCCTAGTCTTGTGGAATAGTTTTTCATCACTCTCCTCAAAGATATGAATCAGATTGTCAGTGTCACCGACATACTTTTCAATTCTAGGGAAAGCATATTCTTTGAAGACGGATTTAGTATCCTCTTCTTGAATCATTACTTTCGATTCAGGAAAGTTCTTCAGTAGATATGATACAGAAGTAATGACATTGCGAAGTCTATCTTCAGTTTCAATTCTACATGGCAGTAGAAATGTTACGTCTTTCATTGTTCAGGTGTTACAGGCGATGGGTCATTGTGCAGTTTCACCCATCTAGAAGGGATCATATCCTTCATATCATAATGAGCGTAGGCAGGACCAAACCAAGGATCGGGTGCAATGATAGGATTTTTTGGATCACGAATGAGCCATGCACCCCACCAAGACAGCGAACTATTAGCAATTATACCACCACTACAGAGAGACATCAAACATAAGTCGATGTAAGGTACAGACGCGCCATCTCCAAATACTTCATAAGAAGAATCGGAGAAGTGGAAGTTATCGCCTTGAAGCCAATCTTGTTTTTTGCACCAGTCGATCAAGTCAGAAACCACAATCACATTTAGATCCGCAAGTGGGAAATGCGTCAAGGCTTCTTTGTAGTATTCAGCCTTACACAGAGGATGATACTCTTGTACCATCTGGTAAGACCACTTTTCACCACGGCGACCTGTCAAACCAGGGCTTCCACGGCGAACATGAAGGAAGATGCACTTATCACGTCCTCCAAGACTATCAATAAACTCTTTACAGGGTTCAAGATAGCAGTTACGAAAAGTGAAATCATCTCTAATACTATCAGAGATGGCTTCAAAGTATTTTTCTGTTTGAAAATTACCTGAGAAGTTCGTATTATCCTCACATTCATTGAAGATCTTCTCATTGAAATGCATGTCACGATACTCAACTCTATTGGGAAGAAACTTCTCACTAGTGTTCTGACCGATCTTACAATTCGTTAGGTTAAATGCCTCAAACAAACCATAGTTATCAAGTCTGTCAGCATCAGGTCCAGGAATGTACCAATCAAACTTGCGGTTATGTGCAAGTCCTCTTAAGAAAGCATACTGGAACATTTGGTTACCGAGTCTACCCTCGTTACCAAGTCCTTGAAATGAAATAGCCATTATTTACTCCAATCTTGAATCACCCATCTCTCGGGCACAATGTCAGATGTGTCTAGATTTGACATTGCAGTACCAAACCATTTCTTAGGATCAGGTGCAATAATCTTTCCACGATCTTTCTGCAACCAAGCACCCCACCATGAGAATGAAGAGTTGGCGATAATGCCACCAGAACATAGAGACATCAAACACAGATCTACCTGAGGTAGAAGTGTGTTCTGCATCTTTCCAGTACCATCAATAGTTTTATATGTGTATCTCTCGTTCCCTTCGTTAAACATGAAGCGATCATCATCAAAGAAGGGTTCATTCTTACACCACTCAATGTCATCAGTGAATACAAAGCAAGGTGTATCTACTGGGAAGTGTGAGAGCGAATCCTGAAAATATCGTATCGGGAGGATGGGATGGTACTCCTCCCTTCCGATGTTGTCAGATTGGCGAATATGCAAGAAAATAGGAGGCCTATCCAGGCTACTAATAATATCTTTACAAGGATCGAGAAAATCTGATCTGAAGGTGAAGTCTTCACGGATCTGATCGGCGATGTGTCTGAAGTATTTCTCCGTTTGGAGATACGCATCAATATTAACACCATCCTTGGTGTTGAACAACGCTTCGTCAAAGTTGTGGTTGGATTCCGTAACACTTCTAGCGTTACAAATACCAAGGTTATCTGGTTTACAGTTAACCATTTCAAAGGTCTCAAAAAGACCGTAGTTGTCCTTATGATCTACATCATCGGATGGAATTTGCCAATGGTAACCATTGTAGGCAGCAATACCCCTAAGGGAGGCATACTGGAACATTTGATTACCCAGTCTGCCATTACTACCAAGTCTATTATAACTAATAGTCAAAGATCAATCCTCCACACGGTTTCATAAACTTCAGATGGATTGTTTACAAAGATAAGATTGTCATCACCATACTTATCACACAACTCATCTTCATATCGTTGTTTCACATCGTCGATTTCTTGAACGTAAACCTTATATCCCTTTTCAAGGAGGTCGGTTACCAGTCGGAATCTAGGACTCTCAACTACCATATCAGTGCCAATCTTATAAGAGATACTTTCGATGAAGAAAGGCAGATTATCTACGTTCTTTTCGATACAATAATTGCAGATAAAATCTGCATGTGCATCATTGAAATCGTCTGTTACTTGAGGAAGACTATACTTAAGACCAACTTGATCAGCATAGTGTCCTAATGCCCTATTGTCACGAGGCAAACATGGACCACCGAAGCCCAATCCGTAACGCAAGTATTTAGAACCGACTCTAGAGTCATCTCCTACAGCTTGAAGGATACTATCAATCTCTGAACCACATCCAGAATTGTACAAAATCTGACCCATCATATTGGCATAACTGATCTTGTAAGTAAGGAAACAGTTGACTCCAATTTTAGTAATCTCAGCAGCAGTGCGAGACATTCTATGAAACTTAACAGGAGTATCTTGAATGTCGTCAAAGATCCCTTCGATTAATTCAAATCCACGTCGATAGTTTTCTCCATACTCACCGCCGCAGAGAATCATATCTGCGGTTCTCATGTCTTTGATAATAGATCCCTGAGCAATAAACTCTGGATTATAATATACATTAATTCCACGACCTTCAAGACGTTTTTCTACTTCATCTGAATATCCTGGATTTGTAGTACATCCAATAACAAAGATCTTATTATCAAGAGATGGTGCTTTAATTAGATCTTCAACAACTTGATCCACATATGTAGAATCATAACTACCATCCTCAAGAGATGGCGTAGGAACAAATGTGAAGATGATATCAGAGTTTCTGATTACATCTTGATTGTTAGTTGTAGCACGAAGATTTTCAGAACGCATCAGAAGTTCTTCTACCTCTGGTTCGTTGCTGAAAATCTCCTTGTTATTGATCTGTTCAACATACTTAGATACCACATCGGATACCAATAGACTGTGACCAGACTCTTCACACAGTAGTGCAAAACAGATGCCAAGTCTACCCGCACCGATTACGCCGATACGCATTCTTTTTTTACCTCAAGTTTGTATGTAGGGATAGGATTCATTTTATGTTTGTTCTTGCAGTGGAAGTCATGAAGGACCCTAACTGCAGGACCAGTACCATGTTCCATGGCATATTCTAAATCTTCATAGGATGCACCGATCTGGTCCTCGTCAGTACGTCCATCATCCCACAGACCATCCGTGGGTTTTGCATCAATAATCTCAGAGATTACTCCAAAGGCTCTTCCCAGTTCTCGGACCTCTGTTTTGTAAAGATCGGCAATCGGAGCAATGTCAACGCCACCGTCACCGTACTTAGTATAAAAACCGACTCCATAATCTTCTACCTTATTACCAGTACCAACTACAATGCCATTTACAGATGCAGCAATCTGATAGAGAGTTACCATACGAAGTCTAGAACGAGTGTTTGCACATGCCATCTTATTGACAACATATTCCATACCACATTCCTTACCAATGGTCTCAGTAAACTTACCAAAAACATCAGACAAGTCTGCTTTCAGAACTGTCACATTTTTATAGTTCTTTTCTAACCAATACATGTGTGCATCAGAAAGAGTTTCTTGTGCATCATTCTGTTTGATCGGCATACCCACAACATAAGTTGGTAGACCAGTCTTTGCTGCAAGAGTTGATGATACGGCAGAATCAATTCCACCAGACACACCAACTACAAGTGATTCAATTTTATTGTCATTACAATATTTGCACATCCACGCAACGATATCGCAGGTGAGTGTAATGTAATCAGGAATTCGATTCATTGGGGAACTTTCTTGTTGCTAGAATAACGGTGTTTTCATAATCTTTGCCAACATCAAAGGTGTATTCTTCTCTGATCTTGTCTATGAAGTCATTATAGTGGAAATCATTAAAGTTGACAAGGTTGTAGATAATGTAAGCAAAATTAGCATTTGCAACCAACTTATCATAGTAATCCATTTGTACAGGTAAACTACACTCGGACAACGCATAGTTGCTGATGAAAAGATCGATGTCTTTGATCTCTTCATACTCAGTGCATGGAATACATTTTACCTTATCTTTGATATCTGGGAACTGATCGATGTACTTTCTTTGCAAAGCACTGACCTCTGGAAGGTCAATCAGAATGTACTCATCAAACTCACATACAGAACTAATAACTTTGCACAGTCCACCGTATCCGCCACCAACTTCTACAATTCTTTTAAGAGGAATATCCCCTACAAGGAATGCAATCTCAAAGGTGTTCTTAATGTATCTGGCAGTGGTAGGAGACATCCAACCAATCTCAGAATACAGTTGTAGATTTGGTTCACCTACACTATCATTCTCCTTAAACTTTTCGATGTTATCGAACAAGTCTTTCTCACTCATATCAGCAGCCATACTGAGATAGTTGGCTCCCTGTTCCTTCAGAACATGTTCAAGGATAGTAGTGTACTTGGGATTAGCTTTAAACTTTCTAAATGCCTCATCAGATTCTACTGCTTCAACACATGCAGCAAGATACTCCTCAGCGATTTGATCTTCTGCTTCCCAACCACTACGATCATTCTTTACTGCCTGTGCAGTCACATCAATAAATTCAGTGTTACTCATTTTAAGCTCCTAGTGGATCGATTCTCTGGTTTCTAAGTGGGTCTAGTTGTACAAAATAATTTTTGTACATATAATCTTCTGCAACTCTCATGTTAAGAGCAATCATAAAGTTCTCTTGAATCACATCTTTCTTGGATTCATAGTATTCTGGAGTTAACTTATCCCAAGGAATATTTTCCCAAGGTTGGTTCTGATCAAGAAAGATAATACCTTCATGATTAAAATATTGTGCAACCCCCGCAGTGCCATAATACACTGGAATGGTTCCACACGCAAAACAATCTGTCAACTTCTCAGTAAAGTAAGTTGGATAGTTTGCGTTCTCTACTGCAAAGGAGAACATATAATCTTTTATTGCATCGACCTTATCATCGAGAGGCAATTCATTGGGGAGTCCCCAACCAAATAGATCATCACCGCCACGTTCTTGGTAGAATTTTTCCACCACTCTAAGTCTACGGCGATGACCTTCGGTATATCCTTTGTTAGAGGCAACCATTGAGACGAGTTTACTCTTTGTATAAACATCTCTTTCCTTTACCCACGGAGCAGCATTACTCATGCAGTAAAGAAACTTACCATCCTCACCTACTTCTTCCGTAAGTCTTTGGTCACAGGTAAAAATACCATCAACCTTTGAAGCAACATAATCATAGTTATCTTCAATAAACTTATACTGATCAGGAATAATTTCCCTAGACTCTAGAAGCCAAATAAACTTAGGAAGATCTGTAGGATCCCTAAGTGCTTCAAGTGCCATATGATTTACATAGAGATTGACCAAACCAGATCCATCTCTTGTCCATCGAGTATAAACAGATCTATTACCAACTGAAGTAGATGGTTCTAGATCATCATTACAAATCAGATTAATCGGAAACTTTTTATCAGGTCCGAGGAAGGGAATATCAACTCCCTGAGGTGACCTCTTGGCCGCCTCAATGACCTGCCTCATTACGTCAGACATACTCTCCTTTCATGTCATTGAACACATTAGTAATACCATCCTGAATGGAAGTTTTTGCCTTCCAGAATCGGTTAATATATGTATCAGCTTCGTTCCTCTTATCTTTTTGAACTTCATCCTTAGAATTTGCAGGAGAGATCTTCACATCATGTCCCAATTTAGAGAACAGGAACTGAATAATCTCAGCAATTTCTAGGATAGTTGTCTGTTGGAATGAAGTGATATGGAGATTGTCATCGGGTCCAATCTCTTCATAGTTTTCCATGACTGCTTCAAGTGCTTCACAACAGTCTTCCGCATACAGAAACTCACGTTGTTCTGTACCATCAGTCAGCATAGAGATATCACCCTCTTCAAATCCTTTCTTGATGAAGTCGGTAATGACATGGGCTTTATCCATGTCTTTCTCAATGCCATAAACGTTCCAGAAGTGAACAATCTTGCCACCAAGAGACTTGGTATAAAGTTCACCAACACGTTTCATCACACCATAAGGAGAGTAACTCATGTTACTCATCTGAGATGATGCGAATACAAATTTCTTCTTGTACTTCGAAAGCAAACCAAAAGTATTTGCCATCAAACGAGCATTGTTATCAATAAAATTAAAAGTATGTTGATACTTTTTCAGATACCGAGAACCACCAACATCAAAGGCAAGAAAGAAACAAAAGTCGCAATCCATAATACACTTTTCGAGAAAAGGATTGGGAATCTTACCTAGATCTTCATGCTCACCATTGTTCTTATCAAACTCTTTCACCATATGTCCCTTACCGCGAAGGTATTCGGTCAGGTAAGCACCTACCTGACCCGAGGAACCAAGAACCAAAATATTCATTCTTTCCAAGTAACGCTATGTTTACCACCAAAGTTTACCAGACCAGTGCCACTCATGTGACCGACCTCAGTAACATCGAGTTTCTCTTCAGGAATCTCATCCCACATGTCCTGAACTTCAGGCCAACCAGGACCAATATCATCCAGAAGCATGATACCTTTCCATCCCACTTCGTTGAGGAATTCCATCATCTCAACTTCCTGAACGCCATCATGAGGATCAACGTCAATCATAATGATTGAGATGTTCTTCCAATCCAGAGTATCATCCGAACGGAAGTCTTGAATCTTCCAAGTGATGTTATCTTTCTGAATCTGACTTGCACCCTGTTCCATCAGGTCATAACTAATGACTTGATTCTTTTCATTGTAGGAAAGGGCAAGTGCAGAACCACCAGTACGAGTACCTACATCAAGGATAGTGGTGTTATTAAATTGTTTGGACAACCAAGCATACAAACGATACTCACTCTGACCAGCAGAGAGCCAATCATTTGAATTGATAGAAATAGATTCCAGAGCAGAAACATCAAGTTTCCGAACTGCATCCTTATCAATTTTAATAGTTTTCTTTCTTACAGTTGTAGCACTAGACATTTACAAGTTCCTTTTCAGTTGTTTTACGAGATTCAATTTGAGCAGAGATCCACTCATAGGTTTTACGGATACCTTCCTCAAGGGTTTGAGAATAATCCCAACCAAGTTTCTCACGAACAAGGTCGTTGTTGGAATTACGTCCACGGACACCAAGTGGTGCGTCGAGTTTATGTCTCTTTTGTACCACTTTGCCAGAGACTTTTGCAGCAGTCTCTACAAGCTGATTGATGGTTACCATCTCTTCAGATCCAATGTTTACTGGACCTTGGAACTCAGACTGCATCAACCTCCAAGTTGCTTCGATGCATTCATCAATGAACAGGAAGGAACGAGTCTGTAAGCCATCTCCCCACACCTCGATTGATCCACCTGTGATCGGGAGGAGAGCGACTTTGCGGCAGATTGCAGCTGGTGCTTTCTCTCTTCCACCGTCCCAGGTTCCCTCAGGACCAAAGATGTTGTGATAGCGAGCGACCCTAACAGGAATACCGTAATTACGGGAGTAAGTAAGATAGAGTCTCTCGGAGAATAATTTTTCCCACCCGTATTCAGAGTCGGGATTGGCGGGATATGCGGAGGATTCACGGCAATCAGGGTTGTCAGGATCTAATTGATTATGTTCTGGGTACATACAAGCAGAAGAACTATAGAAGATCTTCGTAGTATTCTTACCCATTCTATCATTATATTTCTGCACACAATCGAGAAGATTCAAATTGATAGATGCAGAGTTGTGCATGATGTCAGCATCATTTTCACCAGTAAAGATGAAACCTGCGCCTCCCATATCAGCAGCAAACTGATAGATCTCATCAAAAGGTTCGGTAAACTTCTCTTCAATACTATTATAGTAATTGCCAAGAACTCCTGCGAAGCGGATGCACCTCCTTACAGTTCCATAGTCTCTAAGATCAGCGACGATAAACTCGTCTGCTTCAGTCTTAGAAAACTCAGGTTCTTTGAGGTCTACACCACGCACCCAGTAACCTTCGGTCTTAAGTCTCTTAACCATGTGACTTCCAATAAAGCCACCCGCACCGAGAACCAGTGCAGTTTTTTGTCTTTCAGCCATAAGTGTTTGGATAGTGTAGCAGTTTATTTAGTATATCATTTAGACTGTATTTTGTCTAAAAATGGTGTGGGATTCCACCCCATTTCCCTTAGTACAACTGGGTTTGCTTTCAGAATATCTGGTTCTTTAGGAGTCCACTCTTGAATAGGAAGTTCGTTCTCACCAATCAAAGCATTTGCGAATTCCAACACAGATGTAGCTACTCCCGTACCCACGTCTACTACACCAGTATAGTCTGAATAGATTAATTTTTCAATAGCACTACAAACATCTTCAACGTGAACCCAATCTCTTTTGTGTCGTGTTAGATATCTTGCCGTTCCTTCTTGCAACATTCTATAGAGCATATCATCTCTACTTCCTTCCTCTGCCCATACGTTAAAGAACCTCATACCCACACTATTAGGTGGTGCCATGACTTCATTGACCTTCTTGGTCATTACATATGGATTCCTCCACCACTCATAAACTCCTGCAGAACTGGCATACAATAGCCTGATTTCGTTCCTTCTACAGTAATCAAAGATAGGTTTAGTTTTTTCTACATTATTTTTCCAGAAAACTTCTGGTTTATCAATACTTTCTCTAAGTGCAGCAAATGCAGCAAGATGAACAACACAATCAAATGGTGGTGAGAATACTTTCTCGTACCTATCCCATTCACCAATGTCATCAGGAAAATCAAGCCCGTAAGTTTCGTGTCCTTTACGAGTCAAGGTTTCATAGACATGAGATCCAATAAAACCTTTATGTCCTGTGATTAAAATTTTCACTGACCAACCTCAGTTACCTTAGGATCTTCCTGAGAACCAGCAGTATTAGTGACTCGAAGTCCATTAACACCCTGCCACCATCCAGTGATGATGTATTTTCTACTCGCAGGAGGATTACCTCTATGTAGATGAGTAAAACTTGCAGGCCATATAACTACTCTACCTGCCTTGGGTTTCACTCTGATACCCTGATACAAATATTCTGTTTCCCCTGCATCAACATCGTTCAAATAAATCATCCACGCAAGAACTCTATCATGGACATTCCAATCAGTGTTCTCAGCGTGGAACATATGATAACCGCCACCTCTAGGTTCGGTAATTTGTAGAAGGGCAGCACTACTAACGTAGTTAAAACTAGAAAGATATGGAAAGGCAGAAATATAATTCAAAAGGCATGGTTCGAGTGCATTTGCATACAATGCACCCACAGCCGCATTATGAGAACTATCCAAAACAAGTTGTCTATCTTGGATACCAAAAGTATGTCTAGGAGAAACAAGGTGACTAGTGTCACCAATCTCCATCATTTTCTGACAAAAATCTTCAGGAACTACATTGTCGTAGATGCCAATGAAATCTGAGATTGTCACATTTAGATCGGAATCAGGTTCCAGATCCATTATTTCTTTGTCCATAAAATCCTTTTGCTCGCCACCTTATTTTAGGAATAAGGAAACCCGAGGGGTCGTAAGACCATCCCGACCAGGGCTGTTAGAGTCCTTCCGTGACTAAAATTTCAGGTGTAGATAATTGGTCCCGTAACCATATCTATCAGCGTATTGTTTAGTAGAATGTTTTTCACCAAATTCACCATCTAACATAAAGTTAAATGCAATACTATATCTTACAGGTCCATCTGATTTTGTGTTAATCGGATTGACCATGTGGCTCAGATGTGAAGGGAAAAGATACAACGTTCCTTCGTCAGGTGCGAATTGTTTCGCACAAGTATTGATGTCAGTAACATCGGAGATGTTTATTTCCCAATCATCTGTGCTCCAAGTGGGTCCACTTCTGAAGAATTGAATTTCCCCACCCTCATTTGGATCATTTACACGGGGATAAAATACCCCACTAAACAAAGCATTAGAATGCCAATGCTTAACAGCATAACACTGATCCTGATACCTATTACACCAAGAGGTGACACAATGTATCTTATGAATATTTCGGTCGATACTCAATACATCGTATAGGTAGACTTCTACTTCCTTCATAATCATGTCTCGGACTTTTTCCATGCCTGGAACATCCAAAACACTTTTAATTTGTGTCACAGATCCATTGGATCTGCCCAACTGATCAACATCCTGTCTCCATTCAAGTTCATCTAAGATGTTAACCATCTCAAAGAACTCTTTTGGCCTGAAAGGAAGTTGTGCCTCGTATAGAGGGGTAGGAAATAGTAAATGTAATTGCGCCATAGCTCCACCAGGGTTTTTAACGACTCTCCATGTCGTACACGTCACCCTTCACATAACAAGGAACGCCAGCTGGATCAAGCCATTTTGTGTACTCGAAGTCTTCAATAGCATAGTCCAGTTGAATACCATTGTCAAGAAGATACATGTCTTTGTACCTCCTAGTCCACTCATCGAACTTTTGAATTCGATAATCTGGCATTCCGTTGATTTCAAGAGTACCGCATTGAACGTAACGGTACGGATAACGTTCGAGAATTACATCCATTGTATTCAGTTTTAGGCTACTTCCACGCCTTCGAGATCGCGAACAAGGCAATCAAGAAGGATCTCATAATCATCTAGAGGTTCTCCTGAAAATTCATAACCTTCGTTTTGATAATAGCGAACTACTTTTTTATACAATTTAGGGTTCTTTACATCCAAATAAATTTCCCCAGTAGCAGCAAGACGAAGAGTTTCGATTTCTTTCTTGAACTTAGTAGTGACGGACATTTTCCCGTGAATGTTTACTGTTGAATTATAGGGGATAACCCTTATGAAGTCAACTCCCCTCTGAGTGATTGGTGTAGAGTTCTTCCCAATCGGCTTGGTCATCGTGGTCTAATTTTTCATCTTCCGCAACAGCAGAATAAGGTTCAATCACTCCCCTCTTTTGAAGAGGATCAACAAGTTCAGTCGGTGCAAGAATCACATCTCGTCCATCAGGACACATAATATGAAAGGTCTCTCCTTTTTCAGCCCTTTCAAAAATTTCATCGAAGTTCTTATCGAGTTCTTCTAAAGTAATCTGTTGCATAGAATTTAATAAAGAGTCGGGGTGATAGGATTCGAACCTACGGCCACTCGCTCCCAAAGCGAGTGCTCTACCAAGCTGAGCTACACCCCGTCAGTGTTCTTTGTATTTCTCTGGGTGTTTTTTAGAGTCGTGAATATAATACGCAAAAGGTATTAGAAGAGAGGTCCCCGCAATAGAACCAACTAGAGCGGGGTAGTGATGAACCACATTCATTGCAAAGTGTACGATGTGGACCATTATGGAATTCTCCTTAAGTTGAGAGGTACTCTAACATTCTTTCGGCAGATGATTCTTTGAAAGGATCATCCGACGCACCAGAAGGTTCTTTAAACCATGCAGTTGTAATCATATCGTCAATTACTACAGAATATCTCCAGCTTCTATCACCGAAACCAATGTAGTTCTTATTGATACGCATGTCTGCCCAGTTAGTAAATTCTAGGGCTCCATCTGGGATGTGTTTAATCTTCTTAATCTTCAAGTCTTTAAACCATGCATCCATTACAAATGCATCGTTTACGCTGAGACAATAGATTGCGTCTAGTTTACCAGCCTTTTTCAACTTTGCAAAAAGTTTTTCATATCCAGGCAAATGCTTGGAGGTACAGGTTGGTGTGAAGGCTCCTGGGATTGCAAAGACTACAACTCGCTTTCCTGCAAAAAGATCTTCAGCAGTCTTAGTTACAAATTCTCCATCCTCACGATACTGCCACGAAAGGGTTTTCGGAACAGTACGAATATCTGATCTGGGTGGTGCGTAATCCATTAGTAATCTAAAATTAACTTCAAACTATCTTATATATGCTCTATGCGGCACACTTATCTTCGACGCGATCCTCAATAGATTTGAGTTCGCCCTTAGTAGTATACAACAGTCTTTTTGTTTCTGTCAATACATAGAACCCTGTGATGGACTTTCCATCATCGGTCCAACCATAGGCTATAATCCTTTCATTTACATCATGATCATTCAAGAGTTTTGATGTGTGAAGGTAATGGTTGTACCTTTGGTGGAGATTGATCATCAGCGTACCTCAAAGTTTAATTTTCGAACTTTCCTTTTACGGCGTTCGTCTTGGTATTTTAGGTCACTTTGTGTGAGGATTCCATCACTTTTAACATTATCTTTAGATTTCCTAAACACAACTTTTCCTAAGTCTACAGCAGAAACCCTGTCGCCATTTACGGTTACCATGTTTGGGCAACCACAACAAGAGAATCTACCATTCATTTCTAATTCGGTGTTACAATCTTTACACCTTACATATTCCATATGTTTATCCTGTTAGGTTGACTGTTAGAGACAGTCGAGGTTCTTTAGATTCATGTACACAATGCACTGTTCCATAGGGAACCATAATCAAATCGCCAGGTCCATACTCTTTTGTTTCTTCACCGACCTGCCATAAACAAGATCCGTACAATGGTTTCACAATTACATGATAGTCGTGGTTGTGTGGAGGGAAACTAACCCTTCGACTGGTGCTACCCTTTGTGAAATACAAGTTAGCAACTGTCCGACTACCTTTCAAATCAAAGAGTCTACGATCAAGTTCTCTAAGTTCTTCAGTTAAATCAAGAATATCTGTGATGTGAGTAGTGAATCCCAAATCATAGATCTGTTTCCATTTATAAAAATCTAAGCAACCATCTCCGTCATAATAAGAATCAGAAACTCTTCCACAATGATTGATGCTTTCTAAAGATCCTCTTCCCCACCGTTTCTTGATCTGCAATAGATCAAACATTCTCTCCTCGGTGATGGGAATATCTATATTGTGAATTATTTCTGCACAGGCGTTGAGGTACTCCTCATCGTCAGGAGAAGTTACGAAAAACTGTTCATTCATATTTATCAAAATGATGGGAAATACTGGATTCGAACCAGTGACTTATTGCTTGTAAGGCAACCACTCTACCGCTGAGTTAATCTCCCAAGGCTCCCCCGCCAGGATTCGAACCTGGGACCAGACGATTAACAGTCGTCGGCTCTACCGCTGAGCTACAGAGGAATATGTGTTAATTATATGAGGAAACCCCTGTCATGGCAAGGGTGTCCACTCATATCCATAAGTCTTGGGATCTTCATTGATCATATCTTCAATAGTAAATTCAAGATTACTATCAGGATGTGACCATGGTTCGGTATGACCATTCATCATCTTCAAAAGACTTTTTGCCTTGTCACATTCAGTTCTATGATACTGTTCATGTTCGCGAAGTGACTTAATCAATACACTGTAGATGTCTTCTGCAGTGACTTCTTCTAAATTTAGAGCATCTAAAAGAAATTCTTCAAGTCTATTCAGAGAATAAGATGAATACTTCATTGATTTTCTTGTTTTTCAAGTTGATCAAATTCGTTAGCAATGTGCCATAGAGTATCTATAACACAATGATAACCTTGTTCCCACTCGTTTGGTTTAGCGGCAGTACGAAAAGGGGGGAAGTCCTTTACGATTGCACGGATGAGTCCGCCAGGAGTGTCATCATTGTACTGACTCTCCAAGATCCTCTTCGGTCTCTCCAGAGAAAATTCGTTTAGCATCTTTTGTTGAAAGCATAAAAGCAAAAACCCAAAGGATTCTATTCTTCTTCCCTACAACTTCATCCACTTCATGTTCAGCGTCAGAAACAATGTAGGAAAGTAGATCAGTGTCTTCAACATCCCATGGTTCACCATCTATGATAGTGACTCCGCCACCTTTTGGTTTACGGCTGATGATGTTGAAATGTACTGTAACTGTATCTTCCATCCATACAGGATCTATATGTCGGTGTACAGTTCCTCCTTCAAAGCTTATCTCTGTAATTATACCATCCAGACCAACGGGTGCAAAGCCATACTCTTCAATATCAAAAGTTCTTAAGATTCTATCTTGAATCCAGTATGCCTCTGCAGGATAATCAAAATCAGAAGGTGAACTAATGACCTGTCCTGTTTGAGGAATTACTAGAGGGGTAGCAAAACGAGTTGTGAGTTTGGTTCTTTCTTTTTTATTGGTATCCATTTTTGGATCCATAAAAATATCCCTCCCATAATTTGAGAGGGTCCATTCGTTAAGTTCGTCTCGTTCTGCTTCAGTAATAAAATCTTTGTATGCTTTGACTTTATCCAAACTAATCTCCTAGTGTATGCACCACAGGTTTTTCGTGCAAAAGAACGTTGTAAAGTTTAGGTTCTTGTGCGGCAGATACAGGTTGAAACTCAGATTCTGGGTCAAAACCTTCTTTACGAATTGCCTGATTAATCACAATGGATCCCTGTTCACCTGAAATAGAACGATGATACGTTCCAACAGGAATGACTAAAGCACCAGAGGTTCTGGTGAGGGAAACAATATGATACGGATACTTCCATTCAAAGTTAACTAACTCGAAAGTTCGTTCACCTTGAAGAACCCGATTGTTATCGATTTGATAGTAGTGTATATAGAATTGTTTGGCACCTACTACGTCATCTGGAGGTGAGATCGCAGGGCCCTCGTGACATACAAGATCAGAAGCGTTTGAATCTTCTACAGAGATATCATAAAAAATAACATCAGGAGTCTCGCGGAACACCCGATGTTTTTTGTATTGAACGTCACTCATTTATCTATGTCTAGTGGTAGATCTTGGGGGTTTTCCAATTCTACATCAAAGAGACAGGGATGGCACTCTTCTGCAATAAGATAATCAGAGCACTGATACAACCATTTCTCTGGTACGTCTTCACGTTTTTCTGCTTCTTCAATTACTAACGGATCATTTACCTCTAATTCAGTCAGTTGATCAAAAGTGAATGGCATATGATTTACGAAGTACATTTTCACAGCCATTTTCCTACCATCGACAGAATAATATCTGTACTGTTGTTCGATCTTAAGCTTATCCATGTGTTACCGATCACACACATTACTATTTACACAATAATTTGTAGGCAACAGTAACTCTTAGTTCCTCAAAGGATTCTGGAGGACCAATTGAGTGATGCGGAATGTATCCAGGGAACATAAGAGCAGAATTTTCTTCTGGTGTATGGATACCATAACCTTCGAAGTATGTCCCACTGACAGCATTCATGTAGATTAAAAATGTTCTGTCGTCTGGGTTCAGACTATCTTGATGAAGCGACCCATGTTGCCCGTAGGTCGTTCCATTAGCGTATATTCTATCAACTGTATACTTTTTTGTAAGTAACGGTCGTATCTTTTGTAGGAAGATGTCATAAAAGAATTCATCTTCTAATTCCATAACCCAAAAGGGTTTAGAATCCATCGTACTTCTATGTCCAAACTCCCATCTAGGAAGCATCAACAAAGATTTAGCTGTGTCCAACTCTTCCTCAGAAAAGAAGGCACTAAAAGAGCGGAATAGCGGATTCGAACCGCTGACATTCAACTTGGAAGGATGACGTTCTACCACTGAACTAATTCCGCAAGGCGTCTCAGGTAGGATTCGAACCTACGACCGACTGCTTAGAAGGCAGTTGCTCTAATCCACTGAGCTACTGAGACATGAGAGGAGGCCCGAAGGCCTCATTTTAATCTACTTCTACCAATATATCCTCTTCTTCTTCAATAAACTCTTTGAATTGACTATAGAACACACTCGCGTCCTCTAGACGATCTTCTTCAGCAAGTTGGTGTAGTTTGTCAATGAGCTGTTCAACGAAGTCACGATTCGGTGTTGTCGTCGCTGCATGTTCCATTGAAGTAATCCTTCCTGAAGTAACGGCTGAGAACATTAGAATTATAGTACGCGGGGGTCCCGTCGTCAAGCGCTTCGGTAAGCACATTATTTAGAAACAGTTGTCGTGTTTCTTCATAATTCACTTTACCAGGGGTCTCGTGAAGGGAAATGATCTCTCTTAGAAAAGAGGATTTGCCTCGTAAGTCAATAGCCTCTGTAAGCTCTGGACAACTGCCGTAGTATTTCTTCCAGTTACTTTCACTTGTAACTCTCCTCCGTCTTTTACCGTCCACCTTAGGTCTAGGCTTTCGTTTTTGCCAGAAATACTTTCTCCCAATATATTTACGTCCACTTTCGGTGTCCGTGATTCTGTAGACAAAACCGTAGCTGTCGCCAATGTGGCAAGACTCAAAGATGTCACCATTGTACAGCCAAGGGTTATCGTAGGTTGGTTCTTCAGGGCACTTTTCCACACCCTCCGAATTCCCAGATTCGGAATTTTGATTCTTCTCATTCAAGTCATATCAAAGTAACTCTAGAGTATATAGGAGCGTCCCATGAACCCTAGCAGAGTTAGTTTAACCGCCAAACCGCGGCGTGTCAATCTTTTTTCTTTTTCTTGACATCCATGATGGCACCCTTGCCATACTTCTTCTCAATATCTCCCTTTACGATATCCAGAGCGGAAGGGCCGTCCTTCTTCTTGGGCATTGGTTTGGGTTGAGTACCACCAGACCTTGCAATACCACGACGGCTACCTGCGGATCTATATCCAGAACCATACATCTCAAGTTTGCGATCACGCATACGATCGTACCCTTCCTCTGAGAGAATGTCCTTTCTCCAATCAGAGAGTTCTTCTTTCTTCAGGTTTGCCTTACGATACTGGAGATCGGCACGGGTGCCACGATCCATCTTACCCTGAGACTTGGGCTTGGTCTTACCACCTACATCAGGTTGCATACCAGGATTTGCTGCCTTGACTCTGCGACCGTGGGTGTATTCAGCACCAGATCTCTT